AATAACTTAAATGTACACCATTATTTTCTATTGCAATTCTACCAGTTGTTTGGTCGTCAAATGTATTTGGTGTATCATGCCTTAATCCTGTGTGAATAAAAATGCCATTTTCCAGTTGATTATCTATATTAAAATAGTAACCATGATTATGTCTTTCTTTATCTACATTTGAATCATAACCTGCAATATTAGTATCAAAATCTATTTCTTGTAAATTATGTTCAAATCCAGTTGTCAAATCTATATTATCATCTAAATGAAATGTATGACTAGCAATAAATGTTTCTTGGTCTGAATTGTAAATATCTTTTGTGCCTTTATCGTTATATGTTCTTTTATGTTTTGTTTTTTGAAATGAAAACTCTGTATCTTTACTTTGTAAAGAAATATATTGATTGTTAAAGTTCCAATCGGCCGTATAATCAGTATAGTCAGTTGATTTATCTAAATCTGATTTATTTTTAGTTTGTATTATATTTGATTTCAATACCCATTTGCCTAGAAACTTCTCTATTTGAAAGATATAGTTTCTATCAGATAGACCATCTTTTTCAGTACCGTCAACAACTGAAATACCATCAGCAGTTTCATTTTCAATTCTAAAGTCTATAATAAAACCTTTTGAATAATCTGCTTTACCTAATTTAATAATTTGTTTTTTATGGCCAAAACTACCACCTGACAACTCAATATAATTCTGTCCATTTGCTTGAGTTACCATGTTGATTACTCCACCAATCGCATTAGGTCCATATACACTACCCATTGGACCTTTTATTACTTCAACATGACTAACACCTAAAAAACTATGAGCAAATAAATCTTCCGTACCATTAGGTGTAGAGTTATCTTGAATTGATATACCATTTAAAGTAATTAAAGTGTGATTTGAATTTGTACCTCTTGTAAATGTTGATGTCAATTGTCCGTCAGGTCCAGATTGTACAACATTTAAAGAAGATACTTTTTTAATTGAATTTTTATCTGGCGACACAACTTCATATGAATATGTTTTGTGTGTAAGGTCGCTAGAGTTTCTAATAAATGTTTTGCAGATATAAATTATAAGATTGCCTTGTTCATCATATTGAGGTCTATCGCCTCTACATTCATCTGCTTTTGCTGTAAAACTAATTAGTAATACAAATAATGATAATAATATTTTATACATAATTTTCCAATCATAACACATATCAAGGTAGATACCAATAAATTCAAATCAAAAGGTATCGCTTGAATGTAAATTTGTAGTAAGTTGCCACCGTATGATAACCACACAGCGAAGTTGACAACAATGTGCCAAATAATAACACCTAAAAAAGTTGCTAATATAGTATTACTTATATATCTTCCCAGGAGAACAAATATCAGTAAACAACTATATACTGGTATCATAAGACCATGAAATCCTAAAAATACATCTTTCACTAACATTAAAGATAGTGGTATGCTGTACTGAATATTATGATTTTTTGTTAGACTAGGTAATAACAAAGCAATCGCAAACAACGGCGTTATATTCATACATTTATTTATATCATGTTTCGCCAAAAAAGTCAATGCCAAGTCGTATAAATAGTATTAAAGGAGTATTTTTTATGGCTATAGTAATAGATGGAAAAGAGTATGATGACTCTAAATTCAGTCCTGAATTGAGAAATTATATAACCTCTAGGCAAGAGTTACAAGTTAACAAAACTAGATTAAATCTTGAATTAGAGAAAATTGAAGTTCTAACTGAACACTTTAACAAAAAAATCGTAGATTTATTAAAAGAAGAAGCAGATAAACAAGACCAAGAAGAGAAAAAGACAAAGTAAAATGGCTGCCATTGCAAACCTCACAATAGACCAAGGTGCTAATTTCACCTCGGATGTAACCGTAAAAGACGCAAATGCTAATGCATTTAATTTAACTGGTTATACAGCAAGAGCAAAGATGGCAAAAGGTTATTCTTCAACAAGAACAAGAACGGATTTTACTTGCACAATCGCTGGTGACGCAACCACAGGTGTTGTGTCTTTATCTTTATCAGCCACACAAACAGGGGCTTTAGATGATGGTAGATATGTCTATGATTTAGAAATTGAACAAACTGGTACTGGAAATGTAACCAGAGTTATAGAGGGTGTGATTAATGTCAGACCTAATGTAACGACATAAATCTTATAAATATAGACGAGGGAGAGCAGAATGCCTGATATTACAGCAAAAATAAATGTAAATACATCAGCGGGACCAGAAAAAGTATCGGTAACTTTGCCTTCCGCTCAAGCAGCCTCTAATAGTGCTTTACAATTAAAACTATTAGGTGATGTTGATACATCTACTTTAGATGATGGTGCTTTATTACAATATAGGTCTAGTGATGGCAAGTTTGTTACAAGAACGGAAATTATAACATCAACTGGTACGCTGTTATTTAATTGTGGGAGTTTTTAATAAATGGCAACAATAATTCAAATAAAAAGAAGTTCGGGTACTACATCACCGAGTACGCTGAAATTAGGAGAAGCTGCCTATACTTTTGGAACAGGTACGCAAGGTAACGGCGGTGATAGACTTTATCTAGGAACAGGTGGTGTTGATGGTAATGGTGACGCAAATAGTATAGATATTATCGGTGGTAAATATTTTACAGCGTTATTAGACCATGTCGCAGGAACATTAACTGCTAACTCAGCTTTAATTGCAGACGCAAACAAAGCAATAGATGAGGTAATTGTCGGTAACAGCGCAAGTACCGGCGGTACAATCAAAATAAACGAAGGTACAAACAACGGAACAAATTTCGTAGGACTAAAAGCTCCTAACGCAATGGCAAATACCGTAACTTTCACACTTCCAGGTGGTGATGGTTCGGCAGGCCAATTTTTAAAAACTGACGGTGCAGGTAATTTAGATTTCCAAACCGTAAACCAGTTTATAGATTTAGCAGGTGATTCAGGAACAGATACTTACAATACTGCTGAAACTTTAACATTTGCTGGTGGTTCTGGTATGCAGGCTGTCGTAACAGACAATACCGTAACTATCAACGCAACAGCATTAACAAATTCAAACTTATCAGGTTCAGCGGCTATATCAAACGCTAATCTGGCAAATCCTACATTGACATTAGGTTCATCTACTTTAACACTAGGTGCAACTACAACTGATATTGCAGGATTAACTTCATTAGTTGTTGACGATATAACAATTAATGGTCAAACGGTACAAACAACAGCTAGTAACAAGGACATCAATCTATCTCCACACGGCACAGGCACGGTGATAGTTCCTTCAGGTTACGAAGATAGAGCGGGCTTTCAATCACAATCATTAGCTAACAAAGCATATGTTGACCAAGTCGCTCAAGGTTTAGATACTAAACCATCATGTAGAGTTGGTACAACTGCCAACTTATCAGCATCCTACTCAAACGGTACTGCCGGTGTAGGTGCAACATTAACAAACTCTGGCTCTCAAGCCGCTTTAGCAATTGACGGTGTAACTTTATCTGTAAATGATAGAGTTCTAGTCAAAGACCAAACAAACGCAGCTCACAACGGTATCTATGTTGTAACAACTGCTGGTGATGGTTCAACTAATTGGGTAATAACAAGAGCAACTCCGGAAGACCAACCTTCAGAATTATCAGGTGGTGCTTTCGTATTCGTAGAAGAAGGTACTGCTAATGGTGATAACGGTTATGTTTTCACTCATAACGGACTACCTACTTTTGGTACAACAGATTTGGATGTAGCACAATTTAGTGGTGCTGGGCAAGTAATAGCTGGTGCAGGTTTAGTAAAATCAGGAAACACGATAGACGCAAATACAGACAACTCTTCTATAGAAGTTTCTTCCGACCAAATAAGAGTTAAAGCATTAGGTATTACAAACTCAATGTTGGCGGGAAGCATTGACGGAGCAAAAATAGAAAACTTTAAATTTACAGACGAGAGTTCAACTCAAGGTGCTGTAGAAATAGGTAATCCGATGGAGTTTATCACAGGTGAAGGTATCAATACTATTGCAAGTGGCAATACATTAAGAATTGAAGGTGAATTAGCAAGTACATCAAATATTGGTGTGGCAAAATTTGCTTCAGATAATTTTACGGTATCTACAGGTAATGTTACCGTAACAGGTATTGACGGAGGAACATATTAATGATTAAGTGGATTAAGAAGTGGGTAGATAAGATTATTTTAAAACCTTATATACCAAAGAGAGAGAAAGAGATTAAAGTAGCTGATTTACAATATAAAACTAAAGCAGAGTTAGAAAAACTAGGCAGAAAAATAGGTATTGAATTAGATAAAAGACTTACAAAAGATAAACTCATCAAACAAATTAAAAAGAAGATTAAATAATGACAGCTGTAATAAAATTAAAAAGAAGTGAAACAGCATTATCTATACCATCTGCTAGTGATTTACAAGCAGGTGAATTAGCTCTTAATATCGCTGACGGTAAATTTTTTACTAAAACAACAGGCGGTACGGTAAAAGAAGTTGGTGGTGCTGGTTCGGTTATCTTGAATGATGTTACTTCAAATGGTAATATCACAAACCAAGATATCATTCTAAACGGTTCGAGATTAGTATTTGAAGGTGCTTTAGAAAACGCATATGAAACATTTTTGACTGCTCAAGAACCAACGGCTGATAGAACATTAACATTGCCAAACGCTTCAGGTGCTTTGGCGACAGAGGGAGACGCTTTAGCATTTGCTATTGTCTTTGGTAGTTAATAATGGCTAGTGCATTTAAAAACGCAGGTAAATCAGTTGGTGTAGTTGATAGTTCAGCTGCTAATTTATATACGGTTCCTGGTAGTGCCTCTGCTGTTATACACGCATTATTCATCTCTAATAAGAGTAAAACAAATTACGGAAATGTAGATGTCAAGGTCACAACTGACGGTGGTTCTACATTTTTTCACATAGGTAAGTCATTAAAGATTGAACCAGAAAATACATTGATGATTGACAAACCTATTAATATGGAAAGTAATGATGTATTAAGAATAGTTGCAGAATTAAATCCTGACTCATCAACACCAGATATTGAGGCAGTAGCAGCTATTTTGGAAGTTACATAATAAACTATTATAAATATATGTTAAGGAGTAAGTTTAAGTGTCATATTTAGTAGCAAAGAGTACAGATACAGGTATTTTCAGTTCAGACGAATCAGCATTCCATGGTCTGAAAGTAGATAGACATGTTGGTACTACTAACGAAGGCAACTTAACTTATACAAAGACATACATTAACGACCCAAGCGCTAGTGTAAGTTTAGCAGATTTTGGAATACCTTATAACGGTATTGATGATGTCAATGCTGGTACGGCGAATGCTACACATAGAAGTGACAATACTACACAATTAAGTGATGGTAGAACGCCTGGTACTAGAGCATATGATGGTGCAAGATTTGATAATGTAAAACTAACTTACTTTGTAAACTCTGACGGTTTTTTGGTAGCAAGATACTTTTCAGATTTTACTTATAATGTGGGGTCAACTGGCAACACAAGGAATTATACAACTTAATTAGGATAACAAATGGCAGATTTCGTATTAGGGAGAATAAAATTTGTATGGAAAGGCGATTGGTCAGGTTCAACTGCCTA